TACTTCTTGTGTGTTGTTTAGATAATCAATTCTTCTACCAAAATTTTTACTGAAAGCATCTGGAGTATAGACATTGATTTGTCGATTGTCTGGGAAAATAATTGCATTAGTCCAAGTGCTCAATATCTGGCTCAGCATATCTTTACCAGAATTATTGCCTAAATCAGTGATCTGTTGTTTAGCAAAATCTCCGTATACTTGATAGGTGAAGCCAATGTTATTGCTATTATTGTCAAGATAGAAAGCTAAGACATCTGCTACTGAATAGGTTAGCGTTCCTGTTCTAGTTGAATACTGTCGTACATATTGAATTTCGTTATAGACATGCGTAGCCGTTATCTGTTTAGTGTTAACTCCAGCGCTATAGTCTGGCTCACATGTTTTAATGATATATTCCTGATCATTAAAGAAAATGCTCGTTTCAGATTGTAATAGCGCATAACTGATAGACCTATCATCATAAGCTGTGAGCTGTAGCTGATAAGTGCTATTTTGACTCCACTGAACTTGAAATGTATCCCACAATAGACATGATAAAATAGCTTTCTGATTAACATGCAGAGCTTTAACAATAACAACTGGGTCAAACGTATCTTCTAAGCTTGGTGTTTCTGGGAGTGTGCTATAAAGAGCATCATTAAACCAAAAACCACCCACTTTAGATAGTCCCACGATTTTTGCTTCATTACTCCAAATAATAGGGTTAACTTTTCTAGCTACTCTGTAAACTAAATCAGTATTGTTTTTAACCGCGTATAAATAAAGATAATCACCAGCAACTAAGCAAAAAGGTTCAGTATAGCTATTAGTCCCATTGTTAATGTTAGTAGCTAGCTCAGTGTAATTATTTAGGTAGTTGTCTGACACAAATATTCTATTATCTTCCAAAAACATAAAATACTTATTATTTAAGCAAATGATATGTGCATCTGTATAGGAATCACTAACGGTTACTTCTTGATAAGCATTAGCTATCGTGTCATTAGCTATGTTGAAATCAGCAACATATATAGCCGATGTGTTATCTGAATTAGTAGCTGTATAACTGATATGATACTGATTATTAGCATCTGCAAATAGTCTTAGGTGACTTATTTTAGAGTAATCGGAGCTAGCGATTTCTGAAATATCAATTGAGGTGTAATTAGTAAAATCTTTTGTTTTAAACAGCGCTAGAGTCCCGATAAAGTAGTAATAGTCATAGATTTTAATAACTTGCATGTCATTAGCTGTGATACCCGACTGTAAACTGCCTATCGAGTTATATGTTAATCCGTCCACTGACTGAAATAGGTTAGCCCCGTCTGAATACATATATCTAGCTTGCTTAATCATATTTGTGTCTATCATCAAAATTCACCTCTAATCAATATAAATAAACGGAAAACTAAAAGTTATGCTTAAATCGTTAGCACCTTGGACTTGAATAGTGTTCCAGCCTTTTTCAAGTTTTAAATAGCCAAAATCAGTGTTATTGTTGTCTAAATTCCCATTCTTAAAGGTATTTAAACCATTTATTTCTAAGGCATCTGAACTAGTTAAGCTCCCCGTATATCTCCAACTTGTTCCATTTAAAGGATTAGAAAGCTTAAAACCGCTGTTGCTAGAATTAACAGACATCTCTATCAATAGCTCGTGCAATTGTCTGTAAGGGTCAATAGCTATGTCACTAGCGTTATAAACATTTAAAGTAGTCTGATTACTAAATGAATACCCAGTGTCTTGACCATTGGGAATATTTTGACCATACAGCTGCCACACTCCTGTATCGTAAGTAATTAGTTCGTCCGAATTAGCTAAGCTGTACTTGTAACCTGATGGATTATCAAACGGGATTGTAAATAAAGCATCATGTGACTCATCTTCCAAAGGCGCAATATCAAAAACACCAGGATATACATATTTAACTGTCGCTGGCTCTGCATCTGTTCTAATCCGCATTTGTGAGCGATTATTAAAAACTCTATAGATTTCATGACATTTAAGCTTAAAGTCATACCAATCAGAAAAGTGTAGCCAAAAGTTAGCTTGGACAGTTGTTTTAGCATAGGCAGTATAATTATGGATTGATCCGTCTGAACCTGTATTATCTTGATAATTATTAGTTACAGCTGGTGTGCTCGTGTCTTTTAGGAACCTAAGCCCCGAACAGATTGATTCAATGTTTATTTCGTCTTGCCCGGCCAATTGGAGCCACATCGTTGGCCTTTGAGTTGTCAAATTTCATCGCCTACCTTTTTAGCTTCTAATTGCTTGATAATTAGCTAACTGTTGATCTTTAGCCATTCTTGTGTATAGTTTGGTCGGATCATTACCAGCTTCTATTGCTGCTAGTTGAGCATCGCTAAGACCTAAGAGTTTGCCAAACATTGTTAGTAGATTGTCAAATTTGCTATTCATTAATTTTAACTGTTCATTATCAGTGCTTAAACTAGCTGAACTGTTAGCTGAATTATTTGTCCCATCTTGTCCTTTGAAATAGTCTAATGATTGTTGCATCAATTGATAAGCACGTGATCGTTTAGACAGGTCCCAGGGGATAACTGCCTCAGGTATATTACCTTCCGCGACCTCAATCAATTTGTTGTTAGAAATGACTCCACCATTTGCATATCCCTCTTTGCCGGAAACACGCGCAAAAGCGCTTGTGCCGGAGCCATACCTGCTTTTCATATAGTGAATGCCAGCTAATAAATCATCGAAGCCATTCCAAATATTTCCATGTCCTGCAAACTTGTAAGCATTAAATGTGCTATCGATAGTCTGGACAAGGCCTTTCGAAGGATGCCCAGCTTTTGCGTTAGAATCCCAGTTGTTAATTGCATGCGGATCGCCATTAGATTCACGCTGGATTACTTTCAGCCATGCATTTACTTGATAATCAGTAGCATCAAAACCGTTCATTTTTAATGCTCTAATTACATCTGGCTTCCAGCGCATAACTCCCGATCCACTAGGATTAGCAGAACTGCCACCAAAGTTATCAACAATTTTCTTAATAACTCCAGCAATTCCCTCAATTGATTGTTTTACTGCACCTTTTGAAAAATCTCTAGCAACGCTACCCACATCGGAAACTGAATCTAAATTAAATGTTTTATTAGCAATATCAGTTAGAGTCTTAACAGGATTTGTTATCTTTGAAATGGTATCCATTGCTGTATCGGAAATATTGTTCCAAACACTTGATGCCCCTGACTTTAGTTTAGAAATAAATGAGCTAATATCGGTTGTGCCGCCAGAATAAGCTGGTAGCTTCCCAGCATAGGTTCCACTTAAAAGTTTTTTCGTGTCTTTTGCATTAAGCACCATTTCTCCGGCTTGCAATTGTTCAAACTGTGCTCCTTTTGTGCCAAGCACCCTTACCTTCCCTGAGTATGGCTTATATGCTAATTCGGGTCCAGCTTCGCCAACTAGTGCTAACTGATTACTGGATATTTGTCCAGTACCCGACGCATATGCTGGCATTCCCATTGCTGTATAGGCAAACCCCGTTTTATCAACTGTTACTCCTTTAACGCCAAAAGGTTTTACTAAATCATTAAAGAACTTACCGATTTTAGCCCAGATATTAGTAGTTCCTTCGCCTTGCTTTTGATTTGCCTCCATTGATCCATTAGTTTGCTTAACCGCATGACCTAGAACTCCTTTGGACTGGTCAGCTGCTGCTCCGTTAATTTTGTCACGCTGATCATTAGCTTTATCAATGGCATTCTTTCTCTGCTTTTCTGCTGCATTAACAACGCCTTGATATTGGTTTTCAGCATGTTGCTTAGTTTTATTGTATTGATCAAAAGCTGCATTAACAGAAGCTGTGCGTTGATCTTCTGCTTTCTTTTTGACCGCTGCTCTTTGCTGTTCAGCCCATTGACTATTGCCCTTGTACTGATTATTAGCTGCAGCAACAGTTTGCTTATATTGATTATTCGCAGCAGAAATAGCATCATTTTCTTGACGTGTTGCTGCTTTAATTACAGAGTTATAAGTATTATCTGCAGCTTTGCCTTTTTCTTTAGCAGCTTTATTAGCATAGCTCACGGTTTGTTTGTATTCATCGTTTGCATCTTTAACGGCTGTCCTAAGCTGTTGTTGGCTTAGCTTGCCTTTGTTTTTAGTAAGATTGTCAAGTATTTTCTGCTGCTTGTTAGATTCAAGCTGGATTTTACCGGTTAGTGTTTCGTGGAGCTTAGCTTCCTGGGTCATATCGTTTTTAGCATACTTAACATTTAAATCTGAAAGCTGTTTACTTTTCTTGCTTGAAGCGGAGTCGATAGCAGCTTTTTTTTCAGCAATCAATTTTTTTGTTGCTAAACTATTTTTGCCAGATTGTTCCTCACTGTATCTGATCTCTTTATCATATTTATTTAAGATGCTAGACTCTTTCTTATTATATGATTCTTCAATTTTTTGGCGCTGGCTAGCATAGTATTTTGCAACTGTGGTCCTATCTTTTCCCGAGCTGTCCTCAACTGTTTTGGAGTCTTTAGCAGCTTTTTTGATAGCTGCAACTTGCTTTTGATATTCTGCATCAGACATATTACCAGTTTTATGAAGCTCATTAACGGCAGCTAAATCATTTTTTTCTTTTTGAGAAATATAGTTTTTTTGTGCTTTCAAAAGTTCACTATATGCCGTTTTGGTGCTTATTTTAGGTGTTTTGATATTCACCTTTTTAGTATTAGCGTTCCAATTCTTAACAAAATCGCTTACTAGTTTGCTTGCTAACTTAGAACTTCCTAGCTGATCGCCTAATTGAGAACCTAGCATTGCACCGAATGGTCCACCAACAGCAGCACCAATACCGCCTCCAAGTAATGCACCAGTGGTTTTGGCAGCAGCTGAATACTTTACGTTTGCAGATTTTGAATTAACTGCTTTTGCCACACTGCTACCAACATCCCATGCCGTTAAAGCCAAACCAGCACCATTAATCAGCTTGGCACCTAAGGTTGACCCTAGCAAGGACCATTTACTGCTAGACTTTGCTACCGCTTGTTCTGCCTCGTCTGCAACTTTCGCGGTACCACCGGGATAATAAGTCGTTGTCGCAGAAGAAGCGACGGTTTTACTAGAAACTGTGCCACCTGGAATCGTGCCTGCTCCTACACCTGCAGCTTCTGATTTAGCGGCTGCCAACTCCTGATAAGCTTTAGTCTCAATGTTAACCTGTTCCGTTTCAGTAATAATCTTAGATTTACCAATCCCCATCAGATCGAAGAAATCTTGTGTAGCCCTTGCAAATTTTCTAACTTTATCAACAACCCAAACCGTAGCTAAAACTTTTGCAAAAGTTTTGATATCATCAATATGTTTTGCTGACCATTCGCCAACTTTTAAAACACTGCCTGCGACATTGCCAATACCGCCAGCAGTTTTTTCAATGCCTTTAATGGTGTCTTTGTTATTAAATTCTTTTGAAAGGCTATTCGCAGCTTCAGTCATATATGGGAGTAATTTAGATCCAAA